CGAAGAAAAGTCCTGCGGCTGCTGCCCGACGCGACTCATTCTGTAGCAGAATGAAGGGCATGAAGGCGAAGCTGACCTCTTCGGAGACGGCTCGTGATCCCGATTCTCGTATCAATAAGTCTCTTCGCAAGTGGGACTGTAACTGAGGTAAATCCCATGGCCATTCGCTACGTCAAAGACTTCGAGTTTCCTTCAGCCGCTGGCTACACCAAGAGCTCGCCGAGCAAGGTGGCTGGGCCCATGTTCGCCAAAGGCGGCAAGGTCGAGAAAGAGCCAAAGGGGCTGATGGTCGTCATTGGCCTCGGCAAGCCAAAGGGGCCAATGAAGAAGGCTGAGGGCAGCAACCAGAGCGAGTTCAGTGATCAGGGATATTCTGGTCAGGGGGCAATCACCGACCGCGAGCGCCGCATGATGCAACAGGCGCAGCGTGCTGCTGCTATTCGTCGCCAAATGGGTCAGGGAGCTATTACCGATTCAGAGCGACGTGCAATGCAGGAACAGTATTCTGGTCAGGGTGCAATGACAGATAGTAACCGCGCGTCTCTTGGCTACAAGAAGGGCGGCAAGGTCGCCAAGGTCATGCACGAATTTGGCGAGGGCAAGCTGCACTCCGGCTCCAAGAAGGGCCCGAAGGTCTCCAATCCGAAGCAGGCCATCGCCATCGCTCTCAGCGAGGCTGGAAAAACCAAGAAATCTCGTGGCGGCATTGAATACATCGACAAGGGCAAGGATACCTCAGTGCCGGTGAGCATCAAGGGCACCAAGAACCAGTCCACCGACGAGGACTTCTACGGCAAGGCAAAGGATGCACCGATGCCTCCTCGCCGCCCGGCTGGGTTGAAGAATGGTGGCATGGCGCACGACGACGCCGCGCAGGACAAGGCCATGATCAAGAGCATGATCAAGCCCAGCGCGCTGAAGAAGGCGATGGGTGGACCCGCCGTTCAGATGGCGAAATCAAACGCCATCGAGGCTTCCATGAAGGGCCAGAAGAAGACTGGGTATGCCGATGGCGGAATGGCGGATATGGCTGCTCCCCCGATGGCAAGCCCCCTTCAGCAGATGGCCGCTCGCCCCCGTGGTGTGCCTGTTGCCCCGAGGGGCCCCATGATTCCTCAGCAGGCCGCTCCCGCTAGTGGTGGCCCTCGCATTGGTGTCGGGCGCTCTCGCTCGGGTAAGCCTGACGTTGGCGCTATCCGCGCGGCCATGGCTCGCGCTGCTTCTCAGGCTGTTCCTGAGAACGCCCCATCCATGATGAAAAAGGGCGGAAAGGTCGGTTGCTAAATGGCCGTCTCTGGCACAGTCTCAACGACCGTATTTAAAACCCGGAAGGTGATTGATCACGCCTTCCGGCGCTGCCGTATGCAGCCGCAACAAATTACGTCTGAGCTGATCGACATGGCGAAAGATGACCTCTTTCTGCTTTTGTCGTCGCTTGGCAGTCAGGGTGTCCCTCTTTGGTGCATCGAGAAAGAGATCCTCCCCCTCTATCTCGGGCAGGCAGCTATTGTGCCACCCAAAGGTACGATGGACATCCTGAATGCCAACTATCGCTGGCTTTCGCGCCAGAATGGGCCTGTTCAGTACAGCGCCCCAGGTGGAATCCCGCAGTATGCCTTCGACGGCGATCTCGACACGTCTTGCGCCCAAACGGGCATAAACGGGAACATTGAGATCGCCTACATCGGCGCTGATCCAATCGCAGACCCGCAGTCTCAGGTTCAGGTAACGACTGTCGGCGTGATGATGGCGACTACGGGCACGTTCAACATTGAGTTCGAATGGTCGAACGATGGCGCCACATGGACCTCCAGCTTGTCACCTGGCGCTACTTTGTACACCGCTGGCCGGTGGCAATGGTACGACATCGACGGCACTCAGCCGGTGAACTATTTCCGTATGCGTGAGACGGGCGGCAACACGCTGAACGTCATTGAGTTCTATGCGGCAAATAACCCCACCGAAATCCCCCTCGCCCGCATGAACCGCGACGACTGGACAAATCTGCCCAACAAGGCATTCTCGGGCAGGCCGTTGCAGTATTGGTTCGACCGTCAGCGCGACTATCCGGTAATGCGGATCTGGCCTGTAACTGATACCACCAGCATGTTTGGTCAGTTCACCGTCTGGCGCCAGCGCTACATCATGGACGTTGGAACGCTTACAGACGAGCTCGACATCCCGCAGCGCTGGTACGAGACAATTGTCTGGCAGCTTGCTTGGCGTCTGGCGATGGAGCTGCCCGAGTTCAACCTTGAATTGGTTGGTCCTATCAAGGCGACGGCTGATGAAGCCCTGAGGGTTGCGCAAGATGAGGAGCGGGACAACTCGCCGATCTACTTTGCGCCCAACATTTCGCCGTACACACGATGAGTATTTTCCTAGACCCACGCGGAAAGTCCACCTTTGGTATCGGGATCTGCGCCCGATGCTCAAGGAAGATGTCGCTTGAGGATCTTTCTTCGGACCCTAACTATCCAGGTCTTTATGTGTGCGAAGAAGATAAGGATCAGTTTGACCCCTATCGCTTGGCTGCTCGCCAGCCTGAGCGGATTAGCTTGTTTCATCCTCGCCCAGACACTAATATCGCGCTGAACATGTACGGCACGATTTCGCAGGATGGTGATGATTTCATCATCGGTGAAGAGGGCGATGGGTATCTGGTTCCATGACGAACAATCCGCGCGTTCCTACAAATCTCATCCCAACCAAGATCACGCAGCTGCCGCTGGCGGATACGCCTACGGCTTCTGATACAACAATTGTGGTTCAGGGTGGTATTACCAAGCGCGCAAACCTCGGACAATTTATCGGCAGTATAGGGCCTACCGGCCCTACTGGCCCATTGGGCCCCACCGGCCCACAGGGCGTGGCAGGCCCCACTGGTTCGACTGGCCCAACAGGCATCCAAGGTAGAGACGGGAATAACGGGCCAACAGGCCCTAATGGGCCTACGGGTCCGACTGGACCTTCGGGCACACAAGGTAACACTGGCGAGATCGGACCCACTGGAGTAACTGGCCCAACGGGGCCCAATGGACCTACAGGCCCGCAAGGAAATCCTGGTCCGTATGGCCCCACTGGCCCGACAGGCCCTACAGGTGTGCAGGGCGTTACTGGACCAACAGGTCCTCAAGGAATTCAAGGAGTTACGGGGCCATCTGGCCCTACTGGTCCTACTGGGCCAACGGGCCCAACAGGAGCCGCCTCTACTGTTGCTGGTCCTACTGGGCCAACGGGGCCAACGGGGGCTACCGGAGCAGATTCGACTGTTGCCGGACCTACTGGACCAACTGGGCCGACTGGGGTAGCCGGAGTTGCTGGACCCACAGGGCCGACGGGAACTGCTGGTGCAAATGGGCCTACAGGCCCCACCGGGTTGCAAGGGCCCACTGGCCCCACAGGCGCTGCTTCCACCGCTGTTGGGCCTACTGGACCAACCGGCCCAACAGGCGCTGCTTCGACTGTTGCCGGGCCAACTGGGCCAACGGGGACTGCGGGAAGTGCAGGCCCCACCGGCCCTACCGGCGCGGCGTCAACAGTAGCGGGCCCTACTGGACCTACTGGGCCCACCGGGACAGCGGGCACAAATGGTCCCACCGGCCCGACTGGGGCGGCTTCTACAGTTGCAGGGCCAACTGGTCCGACAGGGCCAACTGGAGCGGCTTCAACTGTCGCCGGTCCCACCGGCCCTACAGGTGCTGCGTCTACAGTTGCGGGACCGACTGGGCCAACGGGGCCTACGGGAACAACCGGGGCTGGCGGGCCCACTGGCCCCACCGGAGCAGTATCCACTACACCCGGCCCTACCGGCCCCACAGGACCGGCTGGCGGTGGCGGTAGCAGCATCTCGGTGTCTGACGAAGGTACGCTCCTAACTTCGGGCGTCACCAGCTTCAATTTCACTGGCGCGGGCGTCACTGCCACGGCGGCGACAAACGCTGTTACGGTGAACATCCCCGGCGGTGGCGGTGGCGGCGGCAGCTACACCCGCACTAGCATCACGGCGACTGCCGGTCAGACCAGCTTCACGGCGTCCTACACCGTTGGCTACGTTGAGGTTTTCTTGAACGGCGTCCTGCTGAACGCTGCGGACTACACGGCCACTTCCGGCACGGCCATCGTGCTGGCTACTGCTGCGGCTGCTGGTGACATTGTCGAGATAATCTCACTCAGCGTGTCGTTCACTGGCGGGACGCTGGCGTGGCAGTCCGTGCAGGCGGCGAGCTTCACTGCGGCGGCGGGCAACGCCTATTGGGTGAATACAACCTCTGGTGCGATCACCGTGACGCTCCCGGCTAGCCCCACGCTTGGGCAGATTGTCCAGATTACGGACTATGCAGGAACATGGGGCACCAACAACGTCACGGTTGCTCCGAATGGCAGCAATATTGGCGGCAGCGCTTTAAATCTTGTTCTTTCAACTACCAGAGAAAGCTTGGCATTCTCTTATGCCGATGCAACTCAAGGATGGATTCCGTTTTCTGGTTTGTTAACCAATTCACTGCCGTACACGGTTTCATATCTTGTTGCGGCTGGTGGTGGAGGCGGCGGAGGGTCGCCTGCAAACGGCGGCAGTCCTGCTGGCGGCGGTGCGGGTGGGTTATTAATAAATACGGCATCACTTACGCCAAATGCAACATACGCAATTATCGTTGGCAGCGGCGGAACCGGAGGCGTGGGGGCAACTGCTCCAACAAACGGTGTAAATTCTTCTTTATCCGGTTCTAATATAACCACAATAACTGCTGTCGGCGGTGGTTATGGTGGTTATTGGAACACAACCAGCACTACTGTTAATGCTAATTCTGGTGGTTCTGGCGGCGGCGCCCCCGGCGTCCCCAGTGGCACTGGAACTGGCGGATCTGGAACATCAGGGCAAGGAAATGTCGGTGGAAACTCCACGGCGCTTGGCAGCGGCGGGACGTCTGCGGGCGGCGGTGGCGCAGGAGCTGTTGGCGGCAATGCAGTCTCAAGTGGCGTGGCTGGCGCGGGCGGCGCGGGGACAGCATCTTCAATAACTGGATCTTCAGTAAGTTACGCAGGCGGCGGGGGTGGCGGTCAATATACAGGCGGAACGTCGGGGGCCGGAGGCGCGGGCGGAGGTGGCGGGGGCCGTACAGGCTCAGGCACTGCAACCGCTGGAACCGCAAATACGGGTGGCGGTGGCGGCGGTGGCGGCGCTTCATCTACCGTTGCCGGAAACGGAGGCAATGGCGGGTCGGGCGTTGTCATTCTGTCTGTTCCAACTATCAATTATAAGGGGATTGTCACTGGATCCCCCACCATCACCACATCCGGGGCAAACACCATTCTTACCTTCACCGCCAGCGGGAGCTACACGGCATGACCATCTCCCGCAATTTCTCAGTCATGGCGCAGGGAGCCAGCACGGCTGGCGTCCTCGCGGGCGCGTATGGCGGCGTCCCCACATGGCAAACTGTGCAGACGGCATCCTTCACGGCGGTTGCTGGCAACGCATACCCCGTCAACACCACATCCGCCGCGATCACCGTCACGCTCCCCGCCAGCCCGGCTGCTGGCAACATCGTGCAGTTGACGGACTATGCGGGGACGTGGGCGACGAACAATGTGACGGTTGCGCCTAATGGTGCCAAGATAACAGGATCAACATCCAATTCAGTGCTTTCTGTTGCCGGGTCTAGCTTGGCGCTTGTTTACATTGATGCAACTCAGGGATGGCTTCCATATTCTGCATTCAAAACGCTAAATTCTGGGCAGCCATATACGGCGTCTTATCTTGCCGTCGCTGGCGGCGGTGGAGGCGGTTTTCCTGCTGGTGGAGGCGGCGGTGCAGGCGGTCTTTTAGCATCAACTGCCTCTTTAACTGTTGGTGCAACCTACACAATAACCGTGGGTGCTGGCGGAAATGGCGGAATAAACTCTTCATCAACAATACCCACTAGCGGATCGAATTCCGTTATATCCTCCACAGGCTTGACGGTAACTGCCGTTGGCGGCGGATATGGCGGATCGGGCGGCGTCTCAACAGGTATTGGCGCTTCCGGCGGATCAGGCGGCGGCGCGGGCAATAATGGAACTTCAGCAAGTGGCGCAGCAGGAACATCAGGACAGGGTTTTGCTGGCGGAAATAACGTCGGCTCTAACCCATACCCATCAGGCGGCGGCGGGGGTGCGGGCGCAGTTGGGTCTAATGGTTCTGGGTCCGCATCTGGCGCGGGCGGCGCAGGAACTGCGTCTAGCATCACAGGAACGTCCGTAACTTATGCTGGCGGCGGCGGGGGCGCTTCGACAGTTCAAGGCGCTAGTTCTGGTGCAGGCGGATCAGGTGGTGGTGGTGCGGGCGGAAACGGAGGTAATGGAACTTCTGGAACCGTAAATTTAGGCGGCGGCGGTGGTGGAGCGTCAAATGGTCTGTCTTACAATGGCGGCGCTGGCGGCTCTGGCATAGTCATTCTTTCCGTGCCTACAATAAATTACACAGGGATCACAACCGGCTCCCCAACCATCACCGCATCAGGTACTAACACCATCATCAAGTTCACAGCATCTGGTTCATATACCGCCTAAAGGAGGCACACTTGTCGCACTTCGCCAAATGCCTTGACGGCAAAGTCACCCAAGTCATCGTTGCTGACGCAAGCTTCTTCGACACGTTCGTCGATAGCTCGCCCGGCTCGTGGATACAGACGAGCTACAACACCCGTGGCGGGGTCCACTACGGCGCTGACGGCCAGCCTGATGGCGGCGTGGCCCTGCGTGGCAACTACGCCGGGATTGGCTACACCTACGATCAGGCCAATGACGTGTTCTACGCGCCGCAGCCCTACGCAAGCTGGGCGCTGGATCAGGCCACATGGCTGTGGAGCGCGCCTGTGGCGTATCCCGATGATGGGAAGATGTATCGCTGGGACGAGGCTACGGTTGGCTGGAAGCTTGTAACTGAATGATAGGAAAAAAAATGTCATTAAAAATAGCAGTATACGCCATCAGCAAAAACGAAGAGCAATTTGTCGAAAGATTCTGCGAGTCGGCGAAGGACGCTGACATAATCCTGATCGCAGATACGGGGAGCACAGATGGAACCGTTGAGAGGGCTAGGGCGTCTGGCGCTACAGTTCATGACATATGTATTGCTCCTTGGCGGTTTGATCTGGCTCGTAATTCTGCTCTTTCCCTTGTACCTAGTGATGTGGATATTTGCATTAGTCTTGATCTTGAC